CATTAATCTTGGCTATAAGATAACTTCTGATTAATCCAGAACGAACGATATCTGGTATACCAAATTCAGTTACACCAAACTCTTCCATGTTTCTTATGATACCGAGGAAGTTGTACACGCCATTCCTTTCATTAGTCTTTACTAAATCAGATTGTAGAGCATCGCCGCAGAACATAATTTTAGTATCTTCTCCGACTCTTGTCATTATACTATCTAATTCATGAAAATTCAAGTTTTGACATTCATCAACTATAACAATTGATCTATCTAATGTTGTTCCACGAATGAAACTTGTAGACCAAAATGAAATAGTATCTTGTACCTTTAAATTGTTATAAAGATTTTCAAATGAATCATCATCTGGCATCTCAAACATATATTGTACCATCTGTTTGTATGGTATCTGATATAAGAATGATTTATCTTCATGATCGCCAGGCAAGAAACCAATCTCTCTTGTAGCAACAAGAGATCTTACGATATATATTTTATCGTAAGGAGTATGGTCATCAAATACAGCTCTAAGTGCAAGGTATAATGCAACAAATGTTTTACCAGTACCAGCAGCACCATAGAGATATAAATTTTTATCGTTTGCCCAATCAGCAAATACTTTATCTTGAGCTGGAGTCAGAGGTTCAATATCTAAAAGATACTGAGAGTTAATAGGCCTCTTTCTTTTTAATACTTTATCTGGGGTTTCCGCTAAAGATTTCTTCTTTGTTCTTGCCATAATTAGTAAGAATTAGGATCAAATGTGGCGCCTGGATGATGATTTTTAATATTGGTTAGAACATCTTTAAATCCACCATCAACTTTTGCTTTCCAGTGACCTACCTCACCACATGAAGCAACACCAGCTTGCCAATCTCTCTGCCAGTCAGGATTATCTGAGTACCATTGATCAATGTCATTAATACTCATCGAGACTTCTTTTTTCTCTCCAGTTTCTTTGTGTACAACAGGATAAATTGCCATAATTAATGAATCTTTACAAAGTTATTTAGTCATAACCAATTCGGTTTTCTGGATGGGTCACGAAGATAATTAGATGCAGCCCAAGGTTTGGAGGCAATGTAAGTTTTGTAAGCAGTAAAAGTGTCAATCCTTGTGTTATGTTTGTACTCATCGGGCATTGCTCTGGTAAAGGACTTAACCAATGGATAACAACTGACATCTGTTTTGGAACGAGCATTGAATATTTCTCTGGACTCGTATAATGGTGCAGCACAGGAATGTATTTTACCGTAACGATGTGTGTACTCGTTTGACAAAGCAATTCCGTGTTCTATTAACCATGCAAGATTTGGCATACTTGCAGCAGCCCATTGAGTACATGGATGATTACGAAATGCACCTTTAGATGTTTTGTAAGGTACACCATCTTTTTTCTTGAGTAGATCGTCACCCCAATTATGATACCAATGAGAAAAAATAATAGAAAGCATTTGACATGATTCTAATGGCATCTTGACAACATGCTTGTCGGGTAATACTTGTGCAGATGTTATTGGAGATGGATTAGTAACAAAAATATTCATTTGAAATTGAATAAAAAATCATTGACAAGACTTTCTGCTTTTTCTTGACCGAACTTACCTTTGAGATATCCACCTACAGGATCGAGTCTAGTCATATAAGCATCGAAGTCTTTGTACACACTCGTGTCGTTGTGTTTTGGTTTCTCTAATTGTAACATATTTTTGTACTTAGTCAAGTAATGCTTAAATGTAGATACATAAGCATCCACTTCTTCCATCTTACAATATCTAACAAATATATTTTCTGAAAAATGATTACCCATTTCAAAAAATCTATATTCTTTTTCTGCCTTTGGTAGATCATCAAAAGAAAGTAAATGATTTTCTACAGGATGTTGGAAATCAAATACTACGATCACTCTCTTCTCATTAAACGCCATCAAATCCATACCAAAACAAGGCAGATTACTGCCTGTCTTTGGATACAAAATATTATTATAGATACATGAGTTATCAGACCATATCTCAACTTCTCTTGATTTAATGAGATGTTTATTTGTATATGTTTTTGCTACAAGATGAGTTCCTTTACCTTCCCATGTAGCCCATGTTTCCTTTTCTTTTAATTTGATAGCATTGTTCAATGCATTTTTATATTCTTTCCAAAGATTCATAATTAATATTCCAAAGGTCGGTCTTGAGATTTATACATATCGATCATTTCTTGATCGTTATCTGGTCTATCTTCTACTCTCCGATGTTTAACATACTTTAAATTTTTCCATTGATGTTCATAACATAATAACAAAACATGAATCATTTTGTGAGGATCATTTTTAGCATAGTTACAATATGGTTTAGGTTTTACTCCTATTTCGATTGTAATATATCTTGAAGGAGTTCTCCATCCTCTTTTTGGTTCTGAAGGTTCTGCTTTAAAATAAACCCATCCTTCATGTTTCATTCCTAGATCCGTAGTCCAGATGACATAATCATCTACTTGTGGGTCATAGTGTTCCATCCTAAAGCCTCACTTACAATTGGGAACTCTCCTACAAATATACATTGAACTGCTCTCGCAACATCCATATGTTCTTTCTGTGTACCATGAGCAGAACGTAAGTCTATGTAGTGTATCCATGAACGAACACTACCTGTCATGTAAATTCTGGTTGGTGTAGCAAGTGGTAAGACAAATCTAGCACATTCTTTTGCAATACCAGAAGCAAGAAGTTCATTATAGAGATCCATTGCTTCAACAAAATGTTCAGCAATTTTATATTGAAGATCTGCTTTCTTGTTCTTCGGTACATCATCTGTACTATTCTGTCGATTCTTATAGTCCTGATGTCGAAGATCAAACATAGGAATCTCTTCTGCTAACAAATTAGTGTCAGCATATCTTTGACTAAACTCTTGAAATGTAAAACTACGATGTCGTAATATTTGAGCAGCAAGACCTCTGGTGGTATTGATCTCCACCGTCATGTGTGCTTGTTCAAAAACTGACCAGTGACCGTGCTTTATGCAGTAACCTAATAAACCACTGACGTTTGGATTTTCTTGGTTCTTGGGGTTGCTGACTCTCGCTACATACCCCATCGTTTCTTCTGCTTTCGGAGTCACACTTACCAGATTCACTTGATTCATATTTTTTTAATAGTTTGATTCTGTTTTGTATAAGTTTAGCATATTGAACGTCCGCTTTGGAATACAAATAAGGACGTTCTTTATATTTTTTTATTAACTTCTTTGCTGCTTTTTTATCTTTCATTTCTTTTTCTTAGGAGGCGGTGCCTCGGTTTTAATCTTCCATAAATTAGGAGCAATTCTTCCTTCGGATTGTTTCATCCATTGGAAACCCTTTTTATATTTGTCATAGTAATGATCAAATATTTCTACTTGAGTACCAGCAACTGTGAGGTCGTGGTGAAGTGTTCCTGTATTGTCTTTTTTATAACAAACTAAGTAAGCGGTATAAGGTAATTTCTTATCTTGTGCTAACTTAGGATCACAATCTTCATGAAGTATTTTCATGATCTGTTACCCCACTGTATGTCAGGGTATGCTTCATCTACACATGCTTTTGTAATCTTATATTTCTTTTGAAGATTACCATCTTTGATTAAACAAATTAAAGATGCTTCATCAGCATGTAAACCTTCAAGAAGTTGAAGAAACATTCTTTCTCTTGTAGGTCTGTTTAAAGTATCGTTACCACCTTTTACAAAGTGATATAACTGACGATACTCTTGTAAGAGTCTTGTATGTTCAGTACCAGCTGGTGCATCATTAGGTGTATAAGGTACTTCACCTTCTGGAACCATACTTACTACACTACTATCGTAGTTCCATATTAAAACTGAAGTTAAAGCATCTGTTCTTAGTTGCTTTAATAGTTCAATCTTTTTTGGTTTTGTTTTTGCATTAGATACTTTCTGTAAGACTTCAGAAAGTAACATTTGGTTTTTGTCTAAATCGGCCATTTTAAAAGTCCTCCAAGTTATTCATTAAAGACACCAATTTGTGTTCGACAAAATAGTCAACAGACAACTTTGTTTTATCGTTACTATTTAACGATGTAAATTCATTGAGAATTTGAGCTCTCAAATCATCTGGAATACATTCCAAATCTATAAGAGTCTTATTCCTTTCATAGTTATCAAGCTTCTCTTTAGTATTACAGAACACAGATGGATCAGCATAGATCCATTTTTCTAAGTTCTTTTTACTAATAGGTCGTTGCCTTTTATTTGTCACAAATGTATCACCAGCAGATAAGAAGTTTGGTATTCCATCACTTCTATCTCCCTTGATGATATGTTCTGCAATATACTCTGTAGGATTAAAATCTGCTACAAAAGTTTTTTGCAAAGGATTATACTGAGTTACAGTATTGAATTTTTTTAGTTGAATAAAATCTTTATCGCCAGATAAAATAAGAATCTTATCTTGGGGATATGTTTGATGTAGATGCTTACATAAAGCGCTGATAATATCATCTGCTTCAGCACCATCTACCTCCATCACAATATAAGGAAGGTTGTTCCTTATCTCATCACGAATTTTATTCAAGATTTCAAAGATAGCATTCCAATCATGATTAGATTTCTCTCTATCTTTTTTTCTATTCTGTTTATAGTAGGGAAAATAATCCTTCCTCCAATAGTGTTTACTATCGTAGCAAAGAATCATATCGCCGTAGTCTTCTCTAAATTTTCTATTGTAAGATTTTAGAGAGTTCAATACCATGTGACGAACTAGATTTTCATCAAGTT